ACTGAGAAGACCCTAGGATATCATAGGCTTAACCTAGTCTGAGTTAACATATAGAAAAAACGCTTTTCAATATTCCCGTTGGTCCGCTGCCCTGGTGGCCTCGAGCTGGCCCTGGTGGCCTCGAGCTGGCCCTGGTGCCTGTTCACGGGATGTGAATGGATGTTAACAAAAATGACCCATCCCGATTAGCTAACCGAGCGGTCAGCGATAGGCAAAAATAAGCCCCAATCAAGGGGCTGTCGGAGGGCTTCAAGGGGCCATAAGATGCCACATCTGATGGCAACCTAAGCAATCCCTAGGGTTGCGGCCCTGGTGGTGGTCCTGGTGGTGGTGTGGCCTCACGCGCTGGCCACCTGGCGCGGAGAAAGCTCGGGCGATCCATCTTCGCGCATCGTGCGTGGGTGTCCCGAGCGCATCGCGCGGCTGGGCACGGAACGGCTCCTGGGCGTGCGCGGCTGCCCACGGAAATGCTCGGGCGCGAAGGCGGCACGGGGGGAACGGCTTTGGCGCTGACGCGAGCAGCCTCAACGAAAATTTGGGATAAATGGTCCAGGGGCAATTGGAATCTGCGCTGAGGGAACAAGCGTCCCACTCAAGTCCCACTAGAGTGCCACTTAAGCTCCCCCCCTTACCCCCATTATAGTCCCCCTATAGTCCCCTATAAGCTCTCATTAGGTTCTAACCTAAGTCGCTGATACTATCAGGATTACCTAGTATGTCATCCCACGTAAGTGGTCCTTAAGTCCCCCAGTAGCTAATGATTCATAGCTTCCTGTGTCATTACCTACTGGTCCACTTAAGTGGCCCTCTAAGTAGTTTCTCTGATGGGTATCTCTCATCATCATCCACTTAGGGGGCTGCTTAGGTCCACTTAAGTAGGCTAGTGCATGTGATCTTTATCCACTAGTCCGTCTTAATTATAAGTCATTGGTATGTCATCCTTATTTACTGCCCCCGAACTGAGTGAATGAGCCTATCTCGTAGCCACTTAAGGGGTCATTCATGTCCCCATAGTCGCCCCCTAGGACGACCTGAGTCATAAACTCCTCGAGTGCCAGTCTCTTGGCCTCTTCATTGACAGCCTCGAGGGCATGATCAACGTCTCTGCCCATAGCCTCGACCCAGTAAGCCACCGCCCCAGCCAGGGCTTCCACCCTATCGTCGTGCTTAAGGCTCCCACGGTCCTTGGTAATGCGCGTGAGTTGCCAGAAGAGGGACTTCTCGAGGCTCACCTTAAAGGCTCCATCCTCGTCTACCCCTCCAGTGTCCCCTCTGATGACAGCTTCATCGACAATCAGCCTATGAGACTTGAGGATAGGCTCTAGAGTGTCCACCACCCGCAGCTCCTTCTGTCCCTTTGAGTGGACATCAGTGACTGTGCAGGGATAGACCCGCATGAGGACAGCCTTCATGAGGGCTGAAAACATACCGTTACCAAAATTCTCTTCAATACAGATCTCGTTGACCTTCTGGTCCCTTGCGATCTCACTTAAGGACAGCAGGGTGGACTCCGAGTAGCCATCCTGGAAGCCCCCTGAGGCTGTCAGGTAAAGCTGCCCGTTCCTGGTCTTGACCACAGCGTAGGCTGTCTCATCCTTACCTTTACCTGAGGGGTCGATGAACATCACAGCCCCCGTGTACTCACCCCAGGGGCCTAGGACTTCCATAGGGCGGTAGATAGCGTCCCCCCTGAGTCCAACATTGTGGATGTCCTTAGCGATCCTCTCAGGGCTGGCTGCCCAGATGACCTTACCTGGGGCCATGTCTGGGTTGAGGTTCATGAAAGTCAGGTCTTTGAGCTTGAGGACGTACCGATCAGCATCGCTCAAGGAGGTGTCGAGCATGAACTGAAGGGCAAACCCAGCCCTCCCGTAGCTCCCCGCACGTTCCGCCAGGTCCAGATCAGAGAACCTCAAGGGGTCCGTAGATGTTCCTGGTGTCCTTGTCTCCATCTGCGCCAGGATGCACGGTGCAAGCCTGCTCCCGTACTTGATAAGGTCCGCCTTGAAGGGCACCTTAGCTGGCCAGATACGGGCCTCGTAGTTCCTCTCAGTCTCCAACTCGAGGTAGATCGAGTGTTCTGTCTGAGGGGTACCAAGGTAGATGACCCTGCCACCAGGCTTGAGGACAGCATCGAACTCCTTGATGCGTTCCCCCAGCTTCCTGCGCTGCTCTGTGGTGGCGGAGTTATTCAAGGACTCAACGTCATCGGGGATGATGATGTCAGCACGACTGCCGGTGATCTGACCAGTGATACCTACAGACTTCACTGAGGGGGACTGATCGTTGCTGGCAGGGCCAACATCAAAGGCAATGTTAGAGGTCCGCTGGTCATCCCTGGGCATCAAGAACCTAAGCTCTGGCATCTCTAGGATGAGGCGTTTAACGAATATCGAGAAGGCATCCGCACGGTCTTTCGAGGCGGACACGATAAGGAACTTGAGTTGGGGGTTGAGATAGAGATTCCAGCAAACAAAGGCCGCAGCGATCCAGCTCTTACCTACACCTCGAAAGGCTTCAGTGATCTGCCGCCTAGGGCCATGTTGCATCCACTCTGCGATGTCATACTGCACCGGGGTGGGGTCGGGGAGAGCTAGGAAGCTCCACACCCGCCACAGGAAGTTTCTAAAGTCTCTGAACTCTTCCTGCACCCACCACTGGTCAGCTCCGTATTCAGTAGATGTGTTAGCGGCCAGAGGTACGCCCAACCATCATGTTAGCGTTCACGGCCCCCTCGTCCCTCTGGAATACCCCTACATCGATCATATCATCGGGGTGGAGACCAGCCAGACTTGGGTTAGAATCGATGAGGGCCTCTAGGGGGCTTCTGGAGGGCCGCTGAGGGGCCTCTAGGGAGGGGGGAGCTACGTGGGTAGCCGAAACATTTACCCCCACTCCACGGGCTTCCACGGCCCCTGTGGCGATACCCTCTACTGTGCGGAGAATGGCCTCCTTAATGTCCGCAAGGAATGCATCGATCAGGAGTATCCTCTGCTCGACAGTTTCGTTCAGTAGCTTTGCGAATGATGCTTCGACGCTTGCGCTGATAGGACTCATAGGCTGACACGCCTCATAGGGTGATTGGCTTCCAGTGGTTCAAACGAATGTCTCCTCTGCTCGACGCAACCACCCTGCGAGGTACTTCTCGTTCCTGGGGTTGCGTTCCACGATGTCGTAGTAGTGAGCCTCGATGGCCTTTATATAGGCAGCGTAGAGGGCGCTTGGGGGGGCCAGGTGAACGAGGGCGAGGGTGCGCCCACCAAGGACACCATCGTCGTCTATAGTGGCATCCCCAGGGGAATCGTTCATGTCCCATAGGGCATGCTGAAGGAGCATGATGGAGGCCTTGCCCCCAATGTTGACCCCTATGTCGAACGCCTTGGCACTGAAGGGCCACGGGAGTAGCTCGTACTGGTACTTGACCCACCAGTCCCTACGGTAAATTTCCTCAGCATCTTCAGCAGTGAGGTCTGCAATATCGAGTGAAGGATAACTACGCTTAGAGATGCCATACTTGGTCTCACCACCAGCGTCATTGGGGTCGTTGACATAGCCACCCTCGTCCCTCAGGACGGCAGCTACGGCCTCTTCAAAGTCGTGCAATAGGTATCCTTATTAGAGTCTGGTAGAGTAAAAAAAGGGGCCACCAAGGTTTCCCTTAAGTGGCCCCTAAGTAGTAACTAGGTGAGCGTCTTGAACTCGTAGTAAACGTCAGCCGTCGCAGCAGCACCCTGTGCAGTGGTCAGGTTGAGGTAAACGGACGAGCCACTCACCAGCTTCAGACGAGCAGCGATGGTCAGCTCGGCCACAATGGTCGAACCAGTCAGCGTAGCGTAGGTCTGAGCAGCAGCAACCAGTGCCGTGCCGCCCTTCGAAGCTGCGGAGTAGATACCGCCGGCAGCAGTCGTCAGGGAGATCGAGGCGTTGGCGACGATGACCTTGTCAAGGTACGCAAAGCCCGTGGCAGTGACCGGCACAACAGTCGCCTGGTCAGTCGTGATGTTGAAGTTCTGACCAACGGCCTTGACGGTCGTGATGTCAGACACAGGCACCCACACCGCTGCCGATACGGTATTCGCGAGGCACCTGAAGATGTTGCCCGAGTAGGTGTCGAACAGCATATCACCCGGCTGCCAACCACTGGACACATCGTACAGCGGGAGCAGGGTGGACGGCGTCCCACCAAGGGAAACAGAGAGGCCAGCGGCTTTGGCGTAGGGCTGAAGGCCAGAATAGATTGCAGGCATATTAGGAGTACTCTTTCTTTAGTAGGAGCGGTCGGTGGTAGGGAATGGGACGGCCTGGACAACCTTCTCAAGAGGGCTGCCTTTGCCTGTCCCACAGTTGATGCCGTTGTCGTTGAGAAGCTTGCGGCAAACCTCGAGGTCAGCAGCAGTGGCCTCACCGCTCTTTAGGCGGATCGACAAGGCATCACAGAGGACTCCAAAGAGATCCCCCATGTTGTCATTACGTGGCGCTGAGGACATTCAAATGTTGTTCTCAGTGAAGACCATAGTAATGGCAGTAATGGTGGCTGATGTGGCACCAGTAAGCACAACGCGCCAATAAGGTGCCCACAGGCCACCGGCAGGGGTAGTGACGAACCCTGTGGTGCCAGTTATGGTCATCGTTGTGGCATAGAAGTTGGTGCCATCAGGGGACACCTGGAGGGTTAGAGTGCCGCCCCCAAGTCCACCTACGACGTATAGAGAGGCCCCTCCGTTGATCGGAAGGGACAGTGAAGGGCCAGTAAAGTTGGCCGTGACGGGGGTAGCAGTACCTGGTGCGATTGCACTAAGTACGTCGAGCCTAAACGCGGTCATTAGATGGCACTCCAAGTGGTGCCGTTAGAGACAAGCCTGAGGACACCATAGGCCGTGTTGATGACATACGAGGCCGCGCCGTCGATGTTAACGTCACCACTCACAGTAATGTTGTTGGTA